TTTGAGTTTTTCCTGGCCTGCGAACTAGGAATGACAGTAAGCAAGCTCCGCACGGAACTGACCGATGCGGAGTTCATTCATTTTGCAGCATTTTATGAATTAAAAGGCGAACGTGAAAAGGAAGCGATGGATCGTGCTAAGGCCGGTCGTCGTTAAGATGTTGGTATCGCTTGAGTAAGCCGTGGCAGTATCCAACGTTGAGCTGATTGTCAATGCAACCAAGGCAATCAATCCGCTTAAGCGTGTTACAGCCGAAACCAAGAAACTTGAGGGTGTTACCCGCGATGCGAATGGACGCCTAAGAGATAGTAAAGGCAGGCTTGCTGCTGTTGGAAAATCAGCAACGCAATCATCTGAAGGAGTCAATAAACTTACTGCTTCCATCAAAGGATTGCTTACTACTTTTGCAGCCATTGGAACAGCAAAATTTATTATTTTCAAGACAGCAGAACTTGAGACGCAAACTAGAAGCCTGCAAGTTTTAACGGGTTCCCTCAACAATGCACAAAAAATAATCGAAGAGCTGCAGGCGTTTGGTGCTGTCACTCCGTTCACAAGCTCAGAACTTATTGAAACAGCAAAACGTTTAAAGGCGTTTGGGTTTGAAACAGAGCAAATCGTTGATGTAACAAAGCGGCTTGGTGATGTTGCGGGTGCCACAGGTGCTGACCTGAGTGGCATCGCGACAGCGTTCGGCCAAATTCAGGCAAAAGGCAGATTGCAAGGCGAAGAGCTGCTGCAGCTACAGGAAAGGGGCGTTGATTTAGCTGGCACCTTGAAAAAAGAATATGGGCTGACAGGTGAAGAGTTTCAAAAAGCTCTACAGAAAGGCCAAATTGGAGCAGATGCGGTTAATTTTGCGCTAATTAAGCTAACTGAAAATGGTGGCAAATATGCCAACGGCGCTATAGCACAATCAGACACGTTGGCTGGGAAATTTTCAACCATTCAAGACGGGATAGGCCGTTTAGCAACAGCAGTAGGCACAACGCTTGAGCCTGCAATCAAATTTGTTCTTGATCTTGCTATACAAGCGGTAAACGAAATCACAACACTATTAGGCAAGGGTGCAGAAGCAAGAAATTTTGGGCTAAACCAAAAACAATTAGACGAAATTGATAGGAAAGCAAGAGAGACCGCAGAGCAAGTCGGCAAACTGCGAGGATATGGCTTTTTAGATCCAAGGACAGCGTTACTGCAGGCGCAAATTGGTCGAGATATGTTGCGTCAATATGGCTTTGAGTCTGGTCAACTGCAACTGCCTGCCGAAGCAAAAACACCGCAAATACAAAGACCTAATTTGGGACTTGGGACTGGCACAGGCGGCGGCACAGGCGGTGGCGGAGACGCTAGCCGAGGTAAGGCCCAAGCAGAGCAGCAACGCCTTTCATTCTTGAAGCAGATAAATGCTGAAATCAACCGTATCAACGATGCAGAGCTAGATGGTCTTGAAGCAGGTCGTCAAATCGTTGAGCAAATCGACGCGCGAGGTGCTGCAGAAATTAAAACAGGCGAAACAAATCTAGCATTACTTCAAGCCAAAATCGATGGGCGGCTAGAGGAAGAACAGCTTGCTCAAAAGATAAAAGCTATTGAAGAGAGCAATCTAAACGATGTTCAAAAAGAAAAGCAAATTGCAATCGTCAAGCAAACAGCAGCATTAGAAAAGCAAATTAAAGCGACAGAAAAACTTGATCAAGTTTACAGATCAATCGGCAGTGCGGTGTCTGATGGTATTGTCAATGCGTTGACTGCTGCTGTTGAAGGCACCAAGTCACTTGCTGATGTAGCCTCGCAAACGTTGAGGCAAGTTGCCAATATCCTGCTGCAGTTCGGCGTCAACGCTGCACTGGGCGGCCTAAGTACCGTTGGTGGTACTGGTAGCATCTTCAGCAAGCTGTTTGGTGGATTTAGAGCATCTGGCGGCACCGTAACTGGTGGTCGCTCATACATGGTCGGCGAAAAAGGCCCTGAGCTATTCACCCCTGGTCGTACCGGCAGCATTGCACCATCAGGCAGCTTTGGTGGCGCTAACGTTGTTGTGAACGTTGATGCGTCTGGTTCACAGGCTCAAGGCAACCAACCAAACGCCAAAGCCCTTGGCTCAGCCATTGGAGCGGCGGTGCAAGCTGAACTGGTCAAGCAAAAACGTCCTGGAGGTCTTCTTGCATAATGGCTACGTTCCCATCCATCACACCAACTTACGGCATCACCAAAAGCAGCGCACCAAACGTGCGTTCAATACAGTTTGGCAGTGGTTATCAGCAGCGTGCACAGTTTGGAATCAATCAAAACCCAAAGGTTTATGAGCTAACGTTTGAGGTGTCTGAAACAGATGCTGACACCATTGAGGCGTTTCTAGATGCGCGTGCAGCAGTAGAAAGTTTTACGTTTACGCCGCCAGGTGAAACGAGCAGTGCAAAATTTATTTGTCGCCAATGGTCAAAAACGATTCCATACTTGAATCGTGCCACGATTACAGCTACATTTGAGCAGGTGTTTGAAACCTAATGGCTTTTCCTTACGCAAATCACCCTTGGCTGGCGGGTAAGTATTACAAGGTTGGTGATGTTGTTAGGGCATCGCGCGAGGAACGACATACGCTTGCGTTTAAGTGTGTTGTTGCAGGTACTTCTGGGAGCAATGAACCAGCATTTCCGCGTCAAATTACATCAACCATTGTTGATAACGAAGTTACATGGGAAGCGTTTGAGCCATTAGCGGAGCAGTTGCAGGCGTTAGCGCCGACTGCAGTTATTGACTTATTTGAGATCAAGCTAACAGAAAAGGTCAACGGTGTTAGCGATACATTGCGCTATCACGCTGGCAAAAATGGATTGATTTCCGACATTGTATTTGATGGCAAAACTTACCCTGCAGCTCCTGTAGAGGTTGATGGGTTTGAGTTTTCGGTAAAAGGTACATTGCCACGCCCTACGCTAAGGGTCGCGAATGTAAACGGCGCGATGAGTTCATTGCTTGCACTTTACAATCCATTAAAGGCAAGAGTTAGGCGTATCCGCACTTTTGCCAAGTTTTTAGATGATGAAAACTTTACAGGCAATTTTTCCTTTTTTCCTGAAGAAGGCTCAACTGTAAGCCCTTTCGTTGGTCCTATAGCCCCTTTTGCTACACAGTCGGGGGATCCGCTAATATCGCAAAAGCCAAATCCTACGGCAGATCCTGACGCGAAAATAGTGGAGACTTGGTACATTGACCGCGTTGCAAGCGAAAATCTACAGTTTGTTGAATTTGAGCTTACCGCAAAGCTAGACCTCACAAACCTGCAGTTACCGCGTCGGACTGTGACTGAGTTCTGCCAATGGGAATACAGAGAACGTGAATGTCCTTACAATGGAGACAAGTGCTTTACGATTGACGACGAGCCAATTACTGGCGGCACTTTAGAGGAAAGAAAAGATGCAGACGCCTGCGGCAAGCGAGTGTCAAGCTGTAAGCTCAGATTTCCTAATCAAACATTGCCGTTTGGAGGCTTTCCAGGTGCAAGACTTCAAGCGTGAAGCGGCTCGTCACGCAGAACAACAATATCCTAAAGAGTCAGCAGGCTTGGTCGTCAATGACAGCTACTTCCCGTGCCGCAATATCGCTGACGATCCAGAGAACACTTTTATCATCAGTCCAGTTGATTATGGGCGTGCAATGCTTGCAGGGACTATAGAAGCGGTAGTGCATTCACACCCACAGGGAACGCCGATCAGTGATTACGATCGCAAAGCTTGTAGCCAAAGTAAAATGGACTGGTACGTCTATTCTGTACCGGATAAGCAGTGGCTAACTATCAGTCCTTGATTGGTAAGCAGTGGAAATACGGCGAACAAGATTGCTATACGTTGGTGCGGGACTGGTTTGCTTTGTGGGGCGTTGACTTGCCGGACTTTGAACGTCCGGTGGATTTGCAGCGTACTGACAGCATTTTTCTGCGTCATGCAGCGATGCTTGGTTTTAAGCAAGCTGACTTTAATGATCGACGAGAAGGTGACGTGCTGATTATGCGTCTTGGCACTAGAACGCCAATGCACGCAGCAATTTACTTGCAAGACGATCGCATCCTGCATCAACGGATGAACAGCATCAGTGCCATTGAGCCACTAACGCGTTATTATCGTGACAGGGTATCCGCTGTTTATCGCCATGCAACTGGTCATGCTCAGCGGTGAGCTAGGCGAAAAATACGGCACAAAACACGAGTATTACAACCTGCGATCACCAGCAGAAGCAATCAAGCTGCTGTGTATCAATTATCCAGCACTGCAAAAAGATCTAACGGAGGCGCACCACAACGGCATTGGATACAAGGTAATCCAAGGTGGCGCGGCGATGGGCTATGACGAGCTGGCGTTGCCATTTGGCAGTAAGCCGCTGATGGTGGTGCCTGTGATTAGTGGTAGCGGTGGCTCAACGGGGCAGATTTTGCTTGGTGTTGGTTTAGTCGCTGCATCGTTCTTGTTCCCTGGTGCTGGGTTGTTTGGCACTTTTGGATTATCTGGCGGAATTTTGGGAGGTGGCGCTGCAATTGCCGGTGTCTCTTCAAGTGCTGTTTTGACTGCAGCGGCCATAGGAACCGGCATAAGCGCAATCGGTGCAAGCTTAATTCTTGGCGGTACTGCAAACCTGATATCACCACAGCCGGAAGTCCCAAAGCTTGGCAGAAATCGTTTGGAT